ATCATCAGGGTTTTCTTTTTTTAAATCTATAAAAGTTTGAGCCATATCATCAAATTTATAAACTTGATTTATACCAGTTCCTATGTCACGAAATAAAAGATTTCTTAATTCATTCTTATCATCATTATTTACAAGACGCTTAATAGTTTCAGTATCATACCCTTGTCTACTACTTCTTTTACCACCATCAGCAGAATCTCCAAAAAAGTTTTGAGTTGTTGTGTTTTTGTAATAATCATTATCACCACCATAAACTGCACTATGTAGTCTTTTGTTAGCCCAACCAGGTGATTTTAATTGGTTTTCAACAGCTTGTGAAACATTTTTTAAAGACATTCCATAAGTATGTAATCCAGTAATACCTTGTCTATGATTAGTGTCTGCTTCTATTCCTACTAACGCATCAAATGTCTTGTCAGTAATATTTAATCCTGGAACTTTATATGCATCTCTAATAACTAATTCACCACCAATAATATTTTGTGGTAATGTGTTTGATTGTAAACTTGGTATTTCGAATAGTTTATCACCAATGTCTTGTAGTGTTTCTTTGTAATCTAAAACAATTTCATCAGAACCTAATCCTTTAAATTCTGTATTGTATCTTTCACTTTTAATTGGTAAAGTTGCTAATCTAACTTCTGTTCTGTCTGCTGATATTTCATCAACATAAAATTTGTAATCTTTTTCTCTTAGTAAAAATTCATCTTTTTCTAATTCATCTATGTTTACTTCACCACCTTTATAAATTAAACCTTTATTACTTACAAAATAAGTTCCGTTGTATATTTTGTTTTCTTTATCAACTAACACACCTTGTTCGGAACCAGCTACTTCTCGTAAAAAATTAAATTCAATATTATATTCTCCGGAAAAATATCCTTTTTCTCTCATAAAAATACCAGGATTTATACTAAAAATCTGTTCGTTGTTTTCATCTAAAGCTTTGTATTGAGTGCATTCACTACCTCTAGCAATAACAAACGAATCTAAAAAAACTCCGGTTGGTGTTGATATAACCATTTCAATATAGTCAGTAACGGCTAGTCCAAATTCTGGTGAGTCAACACCTGTTACTTTACCAGGTATTCTGTAATTACCTGAATCTAAAATTTCATAGTCGTTTGGTTTTAATCTTGATAGTTCTAATGTCATATTAATTAACTCACATTGAATTGCATTGGTTTTCCGTTTAAAATATTTTCTAAGTCTCCTTGATGTGCAATTATAATTTCTGATTCATAGTATCTACTAATAAAAGTTCCAATATAAGATTTAAAAATTCTCATTGTAGGAAATCTTCTTTTTCTATTTTCTTCTAAATACCACAAATTTAAACCAAAACCTTCATTATCATTCCAATCAAAATAACCAACTATATCTCCGTTGACTAAATCAATAGTATACCCGTTTGTTCTAACATTAGGTTCTTCTCTTGAAGGTGATAGTAATGTAAATTCTACTCCGTCTTTTTGTGGTGATAAAACATTATTATTTGGTGCTTCATATAATCTTATTGTTGGTAAACTTGGAGCTAATGGAATTAAACTATTGATTTCTGTATCAATTACACTTTCTAATTTTTCTCCTTTTTCAAAGACAGGATATCTATTTACTTTGTAAACATAATGATTGTCGTCATTTCTACCAATTCTACCAAATGGTGCTTCTTTTCTTCGTTCTTCATCAATATCTTCAAAACTATACAAGGTATTGGTATCTTTTACTAATAAATGATTTCTTGTATCGGAATCTGATTCAGATTTAGCTTCATCATAAAAGTCTTGATATCTTGTATCTCGTTCTTGTTTTAGTTGTAAATAAAACTGATAGTCTTGTAATTCTTGTTCCGTGAAAGGCATCGGGTTACCTCGTTATTTTAAATATATGGTCATTGTCTACAATGTGTTCTACTCTCGTGTTTCCACTACCACTTACTACTTTGTAAAGAAAACGATAGTGTCTTTCTGGTTGAAATGAATTTAAGTCCATTCTGAAAAAGTTTCCTTTACCATCACAACTCAAATACGAACCAGATGAAAATGGAACTATTGTATCTTCTGTTAGAGCATCTCTAACTGAATATTGACTTTGACTTGGCATAAATTTTACCGTTAGATTTTGAGAACTCGTTGAATAAGTTCTTGTTGGAAATCTTTCACGACCATAAACTCTGAATTTAACTTTTGATTTTTCTTTATATTCTGGTCGTAAACCTTTCATATAAACTGTAACTTCATCAATATCGTCTGAGTCTAATGTTACTAATGAACCTGTGTTGAACGAAGAGTCATCATATTCAACTTCTAACTTTGGTGGATAAATTGTGTGTGTATCTCTTGAGAAGAATGCGAAATTTCCAAGTCTGTCGGTGCTTCCCTCGTCTAATGAAGATGAAGTATTACCAATACTACCTGAGCGTTTTACAATAAATCCTTCATTAGCTATTGAACCACTTAACCATTTAGTTACAATATCTGTAACATCCATTCTCATATCAGTTGTTTCGTGGTTGAATGATTGAGATGCTTCATAACCACTTCCTTGATACCAAGTTCCACCTGTATTGTTTGAACCACTAATCCATTGTGTTCCAGTTGTTTCTCCGTCACGATATCTCCAAGAACAACCCTCGGTAGTTGCTGGACTATCAAAAAATCTTCCATCACCTTGAACCCAAGATTGACTTACTGGATAAGCAAACAATGATTGACTTGTTGTTAATTCTTTTGAGTTAGCATCATATAAATTTAAGTAGTATCTTGCGTTTTCAGGAATAGTTCCTGCTACAACTGATTCAGATATATTAGTTGTATTAAACTTAATTAACGCTCTTGATACATTTACTACTGAACCATCTGCGTTCATATCTTTACGAACCTCTAATATTTCGTCTAATCCAGTATTTCTACTTTGAGTAGCACTACCTTCGTATAGTGTTGAGTCTTTTTCTGCGAATTCAAATAAATGCATTATCCTTCTCCTCCGTCAACTGCTGTTGTTATGTCTGTGCCAGGTAATTTAACTTCAAATATACTTGGGTCTTTAGCTGGATACACTACACCATTTCTTAATGCAGATGATATATTATATCTATTACCACTATAACCCGCCGTAGATGAGTAAGTATCTTCGTTTGTTATTGTAATATTTGTTACTGATAAAACACCTTCTACATCACTTGTTATAGCATTTTGTAATTCTGATATTATGATTGGTTGATTTATTTGCCATCTGTCGGTATCAAAATATTCTGCTATTCTTTGATTAACATTGATTATAACTGCCTCTTGTTCAAAACCACTTTTCGTTAATATAGTAGCGTTAACACCTATGTTGATTACATAAGCATTTTTAATGTTTACAGCATCAGTTACTGGTTTAAATCTTGTTAAATAAGTTTTTAAATTTTCTTTTACGGCGTCATTTACATTTACAAGATGTCTATTTGTATTTAATCCTAAAATGTATAGATTTAGTGCTAATGGATTTGGTTGTGTTTGTTGTTCTTCATCTAATATTGTATCTTGTGTGATGTAAGCTTTTGCAATATTACCATATTTGTCAGGTAATGCATAAGTTCTAATAATATAATCATCTTTAGTTACAGCACGATTTTGTGCTTGGAAATATGCTTTAATGTTTTCTCTTAACTCTTCAACACTTTCTGCTCCCATACCACCACTTGACGCTTCAATATTAGAAGCTCTTACTGATGTTTTGGAAAAGTTAACAACTGATGGTGTTAAGTTTGTCTCATCTATTTCAAATGTAATACCAGTAATTTTATTAACTCTACCAGCCGCTACATTGTCTTGTGCTCCACCACCATATTGATAGTTAATTGTCAATGATGTATTAGAAGGAGCTTGTCCATAAGTTTTTGTTTTTAAAAAATTACTTGGGTCAAATGTTTCATATAATTTTGAAGGTGAACCAGGTAAGTTAGAACCAACATTATCTGGATTTGGAATGATGTCTTCGTCGGCATTATCTGAAATACCCGCTCCAAATCTTAATTCTGTTTTTCCATCTGGTCTTCTAAATGTTGTAAATCTTTTTGAAACTCTTTTTAACCTTAATATGTAAGGAACATTAGATGAGTATTGTGATAATTCTGGGTCATTATCTGAATTGTTTTCTATTTCATCAAAGATAGTATCTTGAGCTAAAGAATCAACCTCATACCATTTATTTCCGTCTGAATCTGTGCAACTTATAATATCTATTACATTTGAATTTGATAATAGAACTTTGTCATATTTTTTAGCTCCACCAAAACTAAAATCTTCATCAGTCACATTACCACTTTGTGCTCTTACTTCTTTTCTAATATACCAATAAGTTGGTGTATCTGTTTCAGAATCTCTTTCAAATATTTCTGTTTCTCTTTTTGACCTTGATGATTCATATCTCATATCACAATCTTCGATTGTTCTAAATACTACTCCGTCTGAAGTTTCTACTCTTGTTCCTGCTTTAATATTTAATGCATAATTAAAATCTGCAAGATTATCAGAACCAGCTGGAACTAATTGGAAAAATTCTAATTTTGTTGTAGAAGGTGCGGACAATCTTGGTTTATAACCAAATGATTGAGCCATTGAGTAAAGTGTTCTTAATTCTTCTGAATATCCTAATAAAGATTCTTTAAATTGTGAGTCAACATAGTATGACATAACATCACCTACATAAGATGCCATTTCAATAAACATCATACCAGGTGATGACTCATTAAAGTCTTGGTAAGTGTTTGGAAAATATTGTTTAGAAAACTCAATCAAATTATTTCTAAATTGAGAAAAGTCTTTATTCAAATATCTTACTTCTTTATTTTTCTTTTTACTTGTTAATTCGTATCCCATTGTTTACTCCTAATAACCAACACTTGTTGATTCTGAATCTCCTTCAAAGTTTAAAGTAATACTTTCAAATCTGTCTGGTTCATAGTTCAATGCAAAATCAATACTAACATTAGTTGTATTAGGGTCTTCATCTGATTGAATTATGTTTACATTAGAAATATTAATGTAAGGTAACCAAGTGGATATTGCTTCTTGTATCTCTGATTGTATTCTTGATGATAAATCTTCTGTATATTGTTCAAATAATAATTCTCTTAAACGAGAACCGAAGTCAGGTTGCATTACTCGTTCCCCTTTAGCAGTTAATAAAAGGTTTTTTATATTAGAACCAGCTTGTTCTAATGTTGTTTGTGTTCTACCAAACAAACCTGATTTATCTCTGTTGAAGGGAAGTTTTAAACCTATAAAAATATCTGGGTTTAAATCATTTTCTCTTGCACTTGCCATTATTTACCTTTTTTCTTATCAATAGCTTTTATTAAACCAGAATAGTCTCTTGTCAGTGCGTTCTTTAAGTGCTCTGGTGCGTCATCTGGATTCATACCGGCACTTTGTAAAGTGCTTGCGGCCGCTACTTCTCGTTTAACTTCTTTATTCCCTAAACCACCGCCGTATCCTAACATCTCGGTCATACGACTTGAATCAAAAGTTCCTCCACCTAATGTTGGGTATTCTTCTTTTTGTTGAGCAGTTTCGTTTAAAATTTTGTTAAGAACTGAATTATCTGTAAACTTCTGTTCTTTAACTTTTTTCTTCTTAACTACTGGGGTTTCTTTGGGAATATTTGTTTCACTAATAAGTATATCAGTTATCTGTTTTTTAACCTCTTGTTTGACAACTTCTTTTATTAATGATACTAATTTATTCGATTTCATTTTTACTCCTACTTTTTCTGTTCTATCGTTACGATATCTTTATTTAAAAAATCTAATGTTACAAAACTTCTAAATACATTTGTTAATTCAAGACCTAATCTTGCTATTCTAACTGGGTCTGTTGGTGGTGTAGAAGCTAGTTCTGTTTGTAATTTATTTACTTGGTCTTGTAGTTTCGTAAATTTTTGTCCGTTCATTGTAAATGATGTGTTTCTAACAGTTTTAATTGTTTTCTCTACATTTTTTCTAGCATTTTTTACCGACTCAGTTAATTTTTTTATATTTTGAACTTGTTTATTATATGCTTCCATTGTTATATTTGCAGTATCTTTTAAAACTTGGACTTCTGCTTCAATAACATCTGTTACTTCTTTAATTGCTTTTCCTCTAAGTTCTTCTACAAATTGTTCTGTTTCACCAGTTATTACTTGTCCGCCCGCGTTATGTTTTAATTCTACAAATTCACCAATAATTTCTGTGACCTCACCTGATTGTATTTTTAATGTGTTTCTTGCATTTATTACAATATCATCTGCATTTAAAACAATTTTAGCACCAGTTACAGTAGTTGATGGAAAAGCTTTATTTGGATTATCAACTTTAACAGTACCATCATCTTGTATAAATATAGAAGCTTTAGATTTATTAATATCATTCGAGTCATCTCCTGCAACTAATTTAATTGAAGAACCAATTTCGTCTTGTTTACCTAGTATAATGTAATTATTAAGTCTACCTTCAATAACTATATCACCAGGTTCTGATACAACCGGACTTCCATATTGTAAGTCTGTTGGAATTTGTGGTAGTGCTGGTAAATTAACTTTTTGATTTGATGATATTCCAGCTTGAATGCAATTATTTGGATTATTACGCCAATTCAATATATTGGTATAATATGTTCTACCTAAAAAATTTGTGCACACAACAATCTCACCGATAACAGGATAATTTTTAATGTGTGTGTCCATTGGTAAAACAAAACCATTACCACCATTGTCAAGAACTGCTTGATTTGACTCATTGATAAATCTACCACGAACTGCTCCGTAATATTTAGATTTTAATGCTCCTTCACCCTCAAACAATTTTTTGTCTAATAAAACTTCTTGAACTTCAAATGGTTCTAATTCATAAAAATCA